CAAATATTAACATTGGACAACAAATGCTTTCCGATGACCGAGGTACCTGATGAAGTAGAAGATATGAGATTTGGCGTATTAGATAATTCGGACCCAGAAAACCCGGATTATTTTTTTATACCACTTATATTTTTAGAAAGTTTTAATAGCCCTGCTTTAGTTCTTAAGATAGGTAAACATCAAATTAAAATGCCATTAGATTGGTGTATGCTTATAGGTGAAGAAGATCACGGTGATTTAGAAGTATTGTCATTAACAAGTATTAACGATAGAGGATTTAAGGCGTTTGTGTTTAATCAGTTATCTGATTTTAAACCAGACTTTTATCCTGTTGAGATAGTAGACGTGTATCAAGAAGTAAGATGGTTCTTTCCAAAATTAAAAGCAGGTCAATTATTAGCAGTACCATTACATGAAGGTGATAAACCTAAGTGTGCCTTTTTTGTTAAAGAGGTTACAAGAAATAATGAAATTGTAGACGTAGGAAAAGCATGGGGGTAAATTTACCATTAAACAAAGTTCTTCCAGCTATCGATAAAAAAGATAGAAAGTTCTGGGATAGACTTTCAGTAGAAGAAAAGAAAGCATTTTCACCTTTCTTATATAATAGATATTCTTCGTCTGTTAAGGGCGAGGAACTTTTACAGCAATGGTATTTAAGAGCGACTAACGAAAGAACCAACAAGAATTTCTTTGATATAAGTACTAGTAAACATCCTAAATTACATTGGTTGTTATTAACTACAATTAGTCCACAAATGGGAACACATTTTCATGAGTGGATTCCTCATAAGAAAAAAGATAAGTCAAGTAAAACTGGATTTGATAAAACTATTAGGAAAATATATCCTAATATGAAAGAAGATGACGTTCAACTGTTGTCAAGTATTGTAACTAAAAAAGAACTCAAGGAACAACTAGTTTTGTTAGGATGGCAAGACTCTGATATAAAGGCCGAGATCAAGTGAATGTAGAAATGACCGAGATAGTAAAACAAGCACAAGAAAATTACAAATCTCCCAAGAAATATAGTTGTAAGTATTGTCATAGAAGTTTTGTAAAAGAAACAACATTATTAGCTCATATGTGTGAGTCTAAAAGACGTTGGGAACAACAATATGATAAAAATGTACAATTAGGTCAACAAGCATATCTAATATTTTTTAAAGATACACAACCAAATTCAGGTAGAAAATTAACGTATGCTGATTTTGTTAAAAGCAATTATTATAATGCTTTTGTAAAGTTTGGTAGATTTTTAATTGATTATAAAGTTATAAACACGAAACGATATATTGAATATGTAATTAAAAGCAAGTTTAAATTAGACTATTGGTGTAAAGAACAATATTATTTAGACTGGCTATCAGGATATCTTAAAACAGAACATTGGGAAGATGCTTTGTCTAGAAGTTTAACTACAATGGATGATTGGTCTGATAGTGCTGGTGAAAATGTTTTATCTAAAAGTTATTTCTTTGCTAATAGTAAAAATAAAATTTGTCAAGATATTATTAATGGTCGTATTAGTTGTTGGGTTGTTTTTAATACAGAAACAGGTAAAGAATTTTTAAGTAAACTTAATCAAGAACAATTAGAATTAGTTTATGAATACATTGATCCGGATTATTGGAGACAATATTTTATCAAGTATAATAAAGAATCTAAAATAGTTAAAGAAACGTTGAAAGAAGTAGGATTTTAATGTATCAAAAAGTTGTAGGATTTTTTAAAGAGTCGTATCAGTTAAGTCCATTGGCTTTTTGGTGTGAAGTTGTTGAAACTATATTATTAGTTGGAGCAAGTGCTGTATTAACATTTACAGTATTAGACCCAGCTATGTGGATATTTGTTCCAATGTATATGGTTGGGTCAGCATTAGGTGTAGTTAGTTCAGTAATTAGAAAGGCGGCAATGGTAATATTTTTGTGTAGTTGGTTTACACTAATGAACGTTATTGCTTTAATAACATTGATTTTAAATTTATGAAAAAGTTACCAGACATTGATATAGATTTTGCTAATAGAGATTTAATATTAGATAAGATTAAACATATTCCAGCAACGTTGGAAGATGGTAAAAAGCACAATACTGGTGCTTACTTTATTGATATACCATTAAACCCAGCAACAGGACAAGCTAGTATTAATTATGAAACAGCAGAAGAAAGAGGATACTTTAAAGTAGACTTTTTAAATGTAAATGTGTACCAAGGCATTAAAGACGAAGAACACATGAATACACTACTTGCTAAAGAACCTAACTGGCAACGTTTATGGACAGATAAAGAATTTTGTGAAAAAGTAATACACGTGAATAATCATTTTGAATTACTAACACAACTAAAACCTGATAGCATGGTCAGAATGGCTATGTTTTTAGCAGTGATGAGACCAGGTAAAGCAAGTTTAAGAACTAGTCACTGGAAACAAATAGCAGATACAGTATGGACAAAACCTATGGATGGTAGTTATTACTTTAAAAAAGCTCATGCTGTTGCTTATGCTCATTTAGTAGCATTACACATTAATTTATTAGAAGAACAAGAGAAAGGAGATTAACATGATATTTTGGATATGGCATATTTCAGCAATAGTAACTGTAATGGCTGTTTCATTTTCAGCAGGTTATTATTTTGGTAAAAATCGAAATCGAATTCGATTGTTAATAAAAAAGAAAAGAAAAAATTATAATTTGTCCGACAGTTGGAAGAACATAGGAATATAAGTATGGCAACTTATTTGGTAGATGATAAATGTATAAAATGTAAACACTTAGATTGTGTTGAAGTATGTCCAGTTGACTGTTTTTACGAAGGTGAAAATATGCTGGTTATTAACCCAGACGAGTGTATTGATTGTGGCGTATGCGAACCAGAATGTCCAGTTGATGCTATATGGCCGGATACAGATCCTACAAAAAAAGATGTATTAGATCATTGGTTCAATTTCAATACAGAATATTCTCAAGATCACAAATGGCCAGTTATAACAAAAAATAGAGGACCATTACCAGAAGCAGAAGAATATCACCCAGATAATTTTCCTGAAGGTAAAAAACATTTATTCGATCCTACCCCAGGAAAAGGTGATGAATGAGCAATTGGTTCAAAGATGATCAGCGAGTATTAGTATATCACCCAGGAGCAGGTGGTGAATACGTTACATCGATACTAAATGGTCAAAAATTAATATTACTAGATAGTAACAGATATAAATCTTTAAATTCTTTCCCTGCTCATGATTTGTTATATAAAACATCAACAGCCTTAAAGGAAATTAATCAAGAATGGTCTGAAGAATGTAGACTTAATTTTTCATCTGAACAAGAATTAAAAGAATTTATAAACAAAACTGATCCAACAGATCAGTGGAAGTTTAGTTCTGGTAATCCTGATAGAGATAATCCAAGACTTGGCAGAAGAAATGTTTTAGAAAGTAGTAAGTGGTTCCATACACATTTTGATTTTAATTTATTTAGAGAACCAGTTTGGAAATGGTTAGATTATACTAATCCTTATTGGATTCTTCATTGGGCTCTTTGTATAATTGTAAAAGGTGATGTTGATATCAGAACAGATACATTAACAAGAACAAAGTCTACTATAAAAAGGTTTAAAAAATATTATAGTAATAAATTTCCTAATAGTAGAATTGATGTTGATGATTTAAAATTTAGAGCTGACACTAATTATTTAGAATGGGCTCAAAAAAATATTGATGCTATATCTGAGGTTATAAGTCCAGACACGTATGGTGGAGAGTTTATATCTTATCAAGAGTATGAAGATTTTTTAGAATTACCTAAGTAGCTTTTTTAACTAGTTGTATACTTCTTTTCTTAACACGTTTCTCACTAATATTTTTTAAACTTACTTGTGGTCCGCTAATAATTTCACAATCTTTAGATATAAAAGTTTGTAGGCAAATTTTAAAGTATTGGAAGTCTTTTTTTAGAAATATGTTAATAGGAATCATTCTGTTTGATTCATTCCACCAAGTATCACCTAGCTCTAAAAATAATGTTTTTTCATCTGTAGTTTTTAATCGTTCGATATCGTATATACTTAAACAATGTTTGTCAAAATTTTGAATTATTCCTATAAACTCGTTGCCAGCATATTTAACGTGGCTTAAAAAAGGATATTTTTCTCTTAACTTCTCAAATTTATTCACGTTCGCTCCATAAATATAGTAATAAAGGTAATTTTATAATGCTAAAGACTACAACCTATTTAGTACAACAAAACCACTCAGTAGTATATACCACTATTGGGTCTACACCGAACAGGAATTTGACTATGTATGCTCGTAATTTAAAAGTTTACAAAGGTGCTAAAAACCCTATTGTAATAGAAATGAAAAATACTGACCAGAAAGCTGTCGATATTACAGGCAAAACATTTGTCTTTAATGTTTTAGATGAAGATAAAACACAAACTCTTATCAGTAAAACTGGTACAATTATAAATGCTTCTAAAGGTAAAGTACGATTTGATATTACTGAAAGTGATTTAAGTGCTGTAGCTGGACATTTTCTAAACTATAGTATCTTAGATAACACTAGCGGCGAAAGAGGTGTTGTTTATGTCGACGATCAGTATGGTGCTATGGGTAACATTGAAGTTGTTGCTGGACCATATACGGAATTTAGAAAGTCGTCAGAAATTACATTACCTGATACTAACCCAGTTTCAGTACAAGCCTATCCTCATTTAAATCAAAATTCAGCTTTACATACAGCTCAAGTATATTTTACTAACTTTACAGGTTCGTTAAAAATTGAAGGCAGTATGGCGGCTATAAGTGAATTAGATACAGATGAATGGTTTGAAATTACTACAAAAACGTACACAGACCAAGCAGATAACGTTTATATTAATTGGAATGGCGTATATTCGCACGTTAGGTTTTCTAGAACACTAACTTCTGGTACAATTGACAAGATATTGTATCGTTTATAACCGAAAATCCACAACATCTTGTGGATTTTCTTGGTTGACTTCTATCCAAAAGATGCTATAATAGTAGTATAGTTAATAAAAAAGGAGTAAAAATATACAATGTCATTTTTCATAGCATTATTATTAACAATATTAGTTTGTATGTACGCCGAGAAAAACTTTCCTGGTGCTATTACAGATTTATGTGTTGGAGTAGTAAAAATATTAATGTTTTTGTTTATTTTAGTAATGATAATGTTTATTTGGGCTATAATAGTCTAAAATAATTCCGAAAATTCTTCCCTATTAATACAAGTTTTCTTTAGTACGTTTAATATATCGTGCTATACTATGATCTCTTAACCCATCAAACAGTTCAAACTTACTAACAGCCTTACAATGTCCGCGGAACCAATCTTTAATTAGTTGCCAAGTGCTCAATCCGTTTCGCAAGTTACCATGATAGTTAATATACATTAATTGCCCATGATGTCTAAAGCCCATGAGCCATAAAGGAACTTTAGTAACTAAATCATTATTATTACGCCATCTGTAATGGGTTACATTTACATGATCTAACCATTTTTTATTACCAACTCTAGGTGAACCGAATGTGTATAAGGCTTCTGTTTTAAGTCTACTAGCGGCTATTGTAGCCATAGCACCACCTAAACTATGTCCACACATATATAAAGGCAAGTTTTTTGGTTTTATTAATTTAATTAATTCAGGCCATACTTTTTCTACTTCGTCATAGAAACCATCATGTACTCGTCCACTTGTTTTGGACTTAATTTTCCATGCTTTTAAATCAGCTTTAATATCGCTAAATTGTTTTGGCTCAGTGCCTCTAAAGGCGATTACTTGTTCTTCTTTATTTGATAGATATATTGCTTGGGCACCTTTATTACTAACGTATTTAATAGTGGTATATTTTAAATCTTTTAATTTTTTAGTTAGTTTATCGTCAAATTTGTCGTATGCTAAACCCGATAGATTTGCAAAATGGCTACTTCTGTTCATAGATTGCTCCTAATAAACATATTTATTGATTTTAAACAATATACAGCTACTCCAAATGATGGAGCAACTTGTAAAAATTCAATAAATAACAGTACAGGGAGACTCTAATGAAACGTAAAACAAAATCATTGTTAGAAGAATTAGATGCGATTGCTATTGATAAGGATCGCAAACATATCGTAGAGAGTAGAGCAACTCACCTAATCCAATCATCTATTAATTTATTGAGAATGATTAAAGAAAACTTTAATGAAGACACAGCAGTAGATTTAGAAAAAAGATTTCTGGCCGCAATTAAGAAGCAAGAACCTATCAAGTTTACTAGAGGAATTAGGAAATTAAAGAATGAGAATTAACGAGATAGATATAGCAGAAGCTCCAGTTATAGACCCGAAGTATAAAAAAGGAAGTTATAAATTAGACGGTGGGTTAACTGGTAAAGGCGGTCAAATCGGTGACGTTATAGACATGGTAAAACGTCATTACGGTGCTTGGAAAAAAATAATTGATAAAAATCAAGATACAGCTAAAACTAATCCTGATGGTTTATTAAAAGCATGGATTGAAAGATTTTATGGATCAAGTTCAGCTAAAATATCATTAAAAAAAGCTACAACAGAGTTTGGTGTTGAAACTGATAAAAAAGGCGCCAATGCTATTTTAAGAATAGTAATAGCTATATTATTAAAACCAAAATCATCTGTTGAAATGCAATCATATTTAGAACAGGTAGCAGATAAATTACCTAGCCCAATTAATAAAGAAGTAGCAGAAAAAATGCCAGCTGGTGATAAAGATGTTAATCCGTCAGCGGCACAAAATCAAGTACCTGATCAACCTGCTAAATCTTTTAAAGCTGGTGATAAAGTAACTTGGACATCCGCAAAAGGTAAACAAATTACTGGTACCGTTACAAAAGACACAGACGTTGGTGTTAAAAAAGGCAATACTCAAGTAACAGTTCCAAATGGTACTCCATGGGCACTTACAACAAGTAAGTTAGAACTAGTAGGAAAGTAAAATATGTTAATAACAGAAGTACTCAAGCCACGTAACTGGCAAACTTTATTCGAAGCCTCTGAGAAAAACACTCATTTAGAACATTTAGAAGATTTAATATTAAATGACGGTTATAAAGGAGCTATTTCGGCATTAAAATATATTAATGCTATTAGAGATATGCTTAACACGGGTGGTGAAGGACAAAATAAAATAACAGTTAAGTGGGACGGTGCTCCTGCGATTATTTGTGGAACTGATCCAGCTGATGGAAAGTTTTTTGTTGGTACTAAAGCAGTATTTGGTAAAACAGAAAATAAAGCGGCTAAAACTAAAGCACAAATTAATAATTGGTATCCTGGAGCAGGCCTTAACGCCAAACTTCAAGTAGCATTAGTAACTTTAAGAAAGCTAGGCATACAAGGTGTTTTACAGGGTGATCTAATGTTTACATCTGAAGATGTTAAAACTGAAACAATAGGTAAAGAAGAGTGTTATACATTTACACCTAATACTATTACATATTCAGTACCTGTTGACAGTGACATTGGTAAAAGAATTAAAGCGGCTAAAATAGGTATAGTATTTCACACAACATATACAGGTGAAACATTAGCTGATATGAAAGCAGAATTTGGTGTTAATATGGGTGGCTTAACACAAACTAAAGATGTTTGGTTTGATGATGCTTACTATAAAGACGTAGGCGGAAAAGCAACCTTAAGTAAAGCTGATAATAAAGTTATAGCTCAAGCAATTGAACAAGCTAAAACCACACTAGGTAAAACTGACGAGGGAAGATTTAATACATTTTTACAGCAACCTGAGTTAGCTAAATGGGTTAAACCATTTATTAATCATAAAATTAAATCAGGTCAAAGTGTTGGAGAGCCCACAAAGTTTGTTCAAGAGTTTGTTGTTTATTTTAAAGAAAAAATGGACAAAGAAATTGATGCTTTAAAAAGTGGTCCAGAAGGCACCGCGGCACAAAATAGAATAGCTCGTGCTACTGAATTAGAATTATTTGTAGAAGATAACTTAAATAGTTTATTAGCAGTAATGGCTGTATATAAACAAATTATACAGATTAAATTAAAGTTATTACATAAATTACAACGTATTGAACAAAGTGTTGGTACGTTTTTAAAAACAGATATGGGTTATGTAGTTACTAACCCAGAAGGTTTTGTAGCATTTGGTATTGAAGATGGTGCTGTAAAACTTAATGATAGATTAGAATTTAATGCGGCGAATTTTAACGCTGTGAAAAACTGGGATTAATAAAATGGCCTTTGAATGGATTAGAGAAGAGTTAGGTGAAGCTAGGATGTTTAAAAATCCTGATAGGATTAATGTTAGTAGCCAGGCTCGTTTAGCAGACACTTTATATTCTCATTTACTTGGATTACAAGTTATGAAGTATGAAAATCCAGCGGCGGCTAAAAAATATGCTAGAGATACTATGAGATTCCAAGGGTTTGATGGTGTACGCCCAGGTGCTACTGATTTACATAATTTATTAGCAAGTGTTGAAAAAACGCCTCAAGCACAGGTAAAAAGATATTTACAAGACATTGTTAATGGAAAAATGGATACTCAAGCTGACAGACGGGCGTTAATTATGTTACAACGTGGTTTAGGTGTTAGAGGTGGTACAAGTAACCAAGTAAGACGTGTTATTGCTGACTGGCCTAGAATGTTGCCTACAGAACGTAAATTAGCGGCTACTAGATTAGGTTTTTCTTTAAATCATGACGCTAGAGGCAGTGATTTAACAAGAACTTATATGAAAACAGCTAGAAAGAAAGACTTGGGCATGGATCAAGCTAAAAGCCCATTATCTAAAAACCCACTTGTATGGGGAGCAGTAGCAGGTGCGGCCTTATACAAAACTATACGAGACCCGCGTATTAAACGTAATATTAAGGGCATTCGAAACGACCAGCCTTAAAAGCCAAAAATCTTCCAATTTGATAAATATTAGTATGCCCAAAACAATTAGTGTGGGTACATAAAAATATGGAGACTTAAAATGGCAGATCTTACAAGAGTACACGGCAGTTCCAAAGTTGGATACGCCGGTAAGGAAGTACATTTAACTAAATTAGCAAAGTCAAACATGACTCAAGCTGAGTTAGACGGCTGTATAGCTTTTATAGGCTTAACAGCAACTATCGTAGGTATCGGTGACGATACAGCTGGTGGATTTAACGCTGGGGCATCTGATGCCGTACACGTTTTGTCTGAAGGTATAGCACCTACGGCAGGTTCTGATTTTGGTGGTCAAACTGGTGTAACAGCTACAGTTGTTGCTCATTTTGCCTAATTCTTAGTTAATTAGAAAAATATAGAAAGGGCCGAAAGGCCCTTTCGTCATGATAAATAATCGTATAAGGCAGGTTAAACTATACTTTGCCAACTATAATATGATATCATAGGAGAATATTATGCCAGAAGTAACAAGAGTCCACCCAGCGTCAACAACATCTGATGTTGAAATGATGGGGGCTAACATGAGTTTCTTTACAGTTGACTATGTGGCTACAAACGCCTCAACTGGTCCTGTAGGTGCTCAAGCGGCAACTCATAATTGTATTAGCTACCACAATACAGTCGTTGCTGTAGGTCCAATGCTAGATTCTAACACTCAGCAAACTTTCGCTGTTGAAGGAACTCCAGTTGCGGCTACTTTACAAGCGGCTATTAGAGCATTAGGTACGGTTGACGGTGTTGACTTATCCGGTGCTACAGTAACTGATACTAAATTAGGAATTTTAACAGCCGCGGCTGTTAGTTAATAACTAATAGAATATTAAAATACGTTGTATTTTTGAATAGGCACGAAGGTGCCTATTTTTTTGACCTACTTTTCGGCCCTCGATAAGTACATATATAATGAATTATTTAGATATCGATAAAATTAGAAGTATCCATTTTGAGCATACTAGTAAATGTAATTTACTTTGCCCCCAATGTGCTAGAGTAAAAGATGGGAAAGTAGTACCAGAATTACCATTAGATGAATTAACATTAGATGATTATAAAAAAATATTAACGCCAGAGTTAGTATCGCAGTTAGATAAAGTTTTTTGGTGTGGTAATTATGGTGATAGTATTGCTAGTAATACTTTTCTTGAATGTTTAGAATGGGTTAAAAGTACAGGTGTACCTAAGATTAGTGTAATAACAAATGGTAGTGCTAGGAACTCCGAATGGTGGGTTAAAGTAGCAAAGATTCTTAATGGTCCACAAGATCGCGTAACTTTTAGTATTGATGGATTTGAGGATACAAATCATTTATATCGTGTAAATGCCCAATGGCATAAGTTAATAGAAAATGTTAAAGCATTTATAGGTGCCGGAGGCAAAGCTCATTGGGATTATTTAATATTTGATCATAATATACATCAAGTCGCAAGAGCAAAAACATTTGCTAAAAAAATAGGATTTGAAAGTATTAGTTTTAAAAATACTAGTAGGTTTGTTAATACAGCTAAATTTCAGGAAGTAATGAGCGAACAAGTTACACATAGAAAAGGAGATTATTCTATTTCTAGTAAAGAAAATAAAAATAAAACAAAATACGAACAAATTATAGAAAAGTTTGGTAGTTTTAACGAGTATGTAAATCAAACACCAATAAATTGTAAAACTAAAAATGAACAAAACATTTTTATAGATTTTCAAATGAAACTTTGGCCTTGTTGTTGGGTTGGTGCTCCTAAACACTTTCATGATAAACAAAATATTCAAGAAAAACAATTAAATAAATTATTAAATCGTTATAGTAAAGATTTTAATTCATTAAGAAAATATTCATTAGAAGAAGTTTTAGAACATGATTTTTATGATAAAGATTTAGTTAGCAGTTGGAGTAATACTATGGATAGCGAAATTTCAAAATTATTTACTTGTGGTAGAACTTGTGGTGACAGTTATGAATTTAGTAGTTCCACTAGATTTAATGAAAAAACTTATTATTTGGATGAAGTACAATGAGTACTACACAAGCACATGGTTCACCTACAGCAGGTTACGGATTTGGTACTTTAAGAAGTCAGTATCAAATAAAAACATTAATAGATATTTCACCAACCGGTGTAATATCAGAGTTTAGAAAAGAAACGCCATTACCTTTTGTTGATGATTTAAAACAAATTATTAATGACCAAGACACTTGGGGTAAAAGTAGAAACGAGCAACGTAATTGGGAAACGATTGTACAATGTATTTCTATTAGAGCTCAACCAATTATGTTAGAAAAGCCTGTTGTGGAAACAGCAGATTTATTTGAATTTGGTTATACCGGTGAGCATAAAGTATGGACTTTTAACTTTGGTTATGAACTACCTGACATTTATCTACGCGATAGCGACCCCGTAAAGCTATTAAAAGAGCAACTAGACATTATTCCTATTGTTGCTGGTCTAAATGAAACAGTTACTTTAGATGCTAGTGTTCTAGCTACAACCGGCCTTAAAGTAAATACACAATGTTATCTTGTCGGAGTATAAGATAAATATTATTGGTTAGAAAAAACAGTTGACACTAGAAGGCAACAATTAGGCAAACTTTATAGGCAAAACACAATAACATTGTAATAGTAGCAACTCACTAATTAACAATATACATAGGTGAGAATGAAGACAATGGCAGTTTTAGACGTTGAAAAAGAGAGCCTGGAGGCACACGTTGATTTATGTGCGGAGAGGTATAAAAGAATGGAAGAGAAATTGGACTCTATTAATGAGCGTATGACCAAAATGGATGAAGTTTTGGTTGAATTACGAGATGCTATGTATAATGATAAAGCCAGTCGAAGCAGACAGACTTTGACCATCGGCGTAGGAATAATAGGAGCATTAGTGTCAGCAGTGGCATTTTTGACTTACCAACTAATTATTCTTAATTAAAAAGTCATACTAAATACTAGTATGCTAGTCAACGAAATTACATCAAATGAAGCAACTATGGCATGGGCCCGTTCAGGGACGAAAGTCGTACGAAAATTTCGTTGTTCAGCAGGAAGATTAAAAGGTAAGATTGTTGCTTCGCCGGCTTCATGTTATAAAGCACCTAATATTCAAAAACGTATTAAGTTAGCTATTACTAAAGCCAGATTTGCTAGACGAAATGTTAGAAAAGCAAACAGAACAAAGCGTATTAACCCAGCTTCAAGAAGGGTTCAAGCACTAAATAGAGCAAAGGGTTCAAGAAAATTTTCGGGTAAGAAGTAATGATAAAAGAATATTGTGAAAATTGCGGGTATGAAAAACATGATAGTCCTTTAATTAAAGAATTTCAAGATGGTGATAATAAAACAATAGAAATAGAAGTTTGTAAGCATTATAGGAAACAAGAAAAAAATGAGTTGGTTTAAATTATTAGAAGTAGAGCCAGAAAAAGGAAAAATTACTAAAGTTTCTCCTGACGGTAAAAAGTTTACAATACAAACGTCACCAGGACAAAAAATAGAATTAGATACTGATAAAGATACTGGTATTGATGTAAGTACATCTATGGGTCAAACATCTATTAATTTAAATAAGAAAAAAGGCCCTAACGTAGGTAAAAAACTTAAACCAGGACAGCAAGTAAAAGTACACGAAGATAAATTCGACGGTTACAAACATCACCGTTTAGAAGAATTAGAAAGTCATTTACAAACTATCAAACAAGATGTTGATCTATTAAGTAAAATTGACTCAAGAGGAACAGGTGCTGGTGACTTACACGATCAAATAGTTACTATGGACAAAGGTGTTAAACTTTTACAAGACGTATTAGAAAGAGCAAA